TATGGTTCCAATATGAATCATGAGCACATGAAGTATAGGTGTCCAAAAGCAAAATATTTAGGACAGTTTACATTACCTGGATATAAATTAGTTTTTAGAAGTGTTGCAGATGTGGAACAATCTAACGACGACTCAGTGTTAGGGGCTTTATTTGAAATAACAGATGAGTGTGAAAGAGCTTTAGATAGATACGAGGGATATCCTAATCTTTATACAAAAAGATATTACAATAATTGGCACGACAAACTTGATAGGTTTGTGCCACAAGAGATTATGTTTTACAGCATGGTAGATAAAAACATGGTTTATCCGCCTTCTGATGGTTATTTGTTTACTATCCTGCAAGGCTATGTTGATTGTAAATTACCAGAGGCACCGTTGGTTGTAGCTTTACAACAATCGAGTGTTGACAATTAGATAGGAAATATTATATATTAATACATAATAAAGGAGAATAATATGACAGATATTAAAAAATATAAATTAGTAGGTACTGATGCTAGTGGTTTAGAGTTACGTTGTCTTGCACATTATCTTAATGATACAAATTATACAGACGAGATATTGAATGGAGATATACATACAAAGAATATGGAGTTAGCTGGTATACAAAACAGAGACCAGGCCAAGACTTTTATATATGCTTTTCTTTATGGTGCTGGTGCAGAGAAGATAGGTAAGATAGTAGGAGCTGGAAAACAACAGGGTAATGTTTTAATTAATAGGTTCTTATCTAACTTACCTTCTCTGAAGAGACTTCGTAGTCAAGTAGAAAGTGCTGGATATAAAGGAAAGATAAAAGCTATTGATGGTAGATACTTAAAAGTTAGAAGTCCTCATTCAGCATTAAATACTTTGCTGCAAGGAGCTGGTGCTATTATTTGTAAACACTGGTTAGTGCGTATTATACAAAGAGTATATAACAAAAAGTTAGATGTAAAACTTGTGGCCTCTGTGCATGATGAGTACCAGTTTGAGGTGGCTAACAAAGATGTAGGAGAGTTTTGTAGTATTACAAAGATAGCTATAAAAGAAACGGAGAACTTATTAAAACTAAGATGTCCTTTAGATAACGATTACAAGGTAGGTACAACATGGGCAGAAACTCATTAGAACCAAAGACAGAAGACAGAAAAAAGTTTGACCTGGATTTACAGTATGGTCAAGTAAGAGAAAAAATTGTGGCCGATATGCTACAAGATAAAAAGATAGAAGTAAAATCTGAAAGAGGTATGTGGTTACAGACAGGTAACATAGCAATAGAATATGAAAGCTATGGTAAACCTAGCGGTATCAATGCTACTAATTCAGACTATTGGTTTCATAATTTATGTGTAGGAGATGAAGTGTTTGGCACATTAGTATTTGAAACTAAGATGTTAAAAAAAATTATTAATGCATCTATTAATGCTAATCAAGTTAGGAGTGTATCTGGTGGAGACCATAATGCATCTAAGATGTATTTAATAAATATACAGAATATTTTTTCTCAAAATATAATTAAAAAAAGTGTTGACAATAAATAATAAATCATGTTATAATAAAATTTTATTAACTAAAAAAGGAGAACACCAATGAGTGTTATAAGTGGAACTGCTTATTGGGCTAGCATACAAAGCCCAAACACAAAGTTTGAACCTAACTGGCAAATAGATGTAGGTAATCTAGATGCTGCTAATAAAGCTATCGCAGAGAAGGATGGTCTCAATGTAAAGACTGATGAGACTAAAGGTGATTACGTTACTATCAAAAGAAAAGTTAAAAGAAAAGATGGTAATGATAATAACCCACCTATTGTAGTTGATGCACAGAAAAGACCAATGCTTGAGTTAGTTGGTAATGGTTCAAAGGTTAATGTACTTTACTCAACGTATGAGTGGAAGTATGCTGGTAAGGAAGGAGTATCTGCTGACCTAAAAAAAGTTCAGGTTGTAGATTTAGTTCCTTACGAAGAAAGAGAAGACTTTGATGTCGTCTCTGATGGTTATTCATCTGGTGAAACAGGTGGTGAAAAAATTCCTTTTGCCTCTTAATAAGGAATAGTGGGAGGCTGTGTAGTTTAGCAGTCTCCTACGAAATATTATGAAAAAAATAGATACAATAGTAGAAGATATATACAGTTTATTCGAAAAAAAGAATGAAGAACTAACTGAAAAAGAAGTAGATAAATGTATAGATGACTTTGCTAACTCAGTTAAAGTTCACGTAAAAGACTTCTTAAAAGAACTACCACAAGATAAACCAAGATTAAGATTATCTACAATAGGTAGGCCGGATAGACAGCTATGGTATGATTTTAAAAAGCCACACAATGAACCTCTTGCACCTAGCACTAGGATTAAGTTTCTTTATGGATATATATTAGAGGAACTATTAATTATGTTGGCCTCTATATCTGGACATAAAGTTACACAACAACAAAAGCAAGTTCAGGTAGAGGGAGTAAAAGGTCACCAAGATTGTTTTATTGATGGAGTTTTAGTAGATTGTAAGAGTGCATCTGGTAGAGGTTACACTAAATTTAAATATAATAATTTATCTAGTGATGACCCTTTTGGTTACATATCTCAGATATCAGCCTATGCTGAAGGCAATGGTGTAGATGAGGCCGGTTTCTTAGTTATTAATAAATCAACAGGAGAGATATGTTATACTAAAGTACATTCGTTGGAGATGATAAATGCTAAAGAAAGAATACAAAGAATTAAAAAAGTTGTTAAGTCAGATGTACCACCAGATAAATGTTATGAAGCAATTCCTGATGGAAAGTCTGGTAACTATAGGCTCGATACTGGTTGTGTTTATTGCAATTATAAGTATGATTGTTGGAGTGATGCTAATGATGGTAAAGGACTTCGTATATATAAGTATTCGACTGGTCAAAGGTATTTCACACACATTGAGAAAGAGCCGAATGTAGAGGAAGTACATGATAAATAGTCATTGGACTCATTATGGTACAAAAAAATCTTTTGTGCCTAAAGAGGATAAGTTTGGTTTTGTTTATATTATAACAAATACTAAGAATGGTAAAGCCTATGTAGGATGTAAACAATATTACTCTATGAATAAAAAGAAAACAAAACATAAGTGGGAGATATATACAGGTTCTTCTAAATATTTAAATGCAGATATAAAAAAGATAGGTAAAGAACATTTTACTTTTGAAGTTATAGCAGAGTATAAAAACAAAAGAAGTCTACAATACTATGAAGTATACTATCAAATGAAATGGGATGTACTTACTGCTGTGATAGAAGGTACAGATGAACCTGCATTTTATAATTCATATGTAGGTGGTAAATTTTATAGACCTGTTGAGAGTTATAAAGACACTGCAGGAGACAAACACTATTTTTATAAAGGTAAAGCAGAATTTTATCTTGATGGTAAACGAATGGTTGTTGATTGTTTATCTTCATGGGCAGAAAAAAATAATTATAATAAAGGAGCTTTGAATGCAATAGCAACAACATATGAAAAAGGTTATTGTGGCTATCAACATCCACCTCAAAAAGTTACAAAAAGAAAAAGATTTAAACATAAAGGACCTTTAGGGACTATAACAAAAGTAAGAAGATTAAAATGTAAGGATATAATTAAAGTAGAAGAAGTTAAGTGAAAGACGAACCTGATATAATACAGATAGAAAATATTTTTTACTCAGAACCACATAGCTCTGAGAAAAGATTATTTCTGTCTGTAATACTTCAGGCCTTGTTGGATGTATCTAAAAATATTGTTACGTCACAAGATAAAGTAAATAAATCTAGAGCAGAGTCCTGGTTTTTTACAAGTGTAGGAGTAACGTGTGAGAACTTTGAATCTGTTTGTCAAATGGCAGGAGTGCAGCCAGCAAAAGCTAGGTCATTTGCATATAAAGTTTTGAATGCAGACAACAAAGATTTTTTAAGAAAAAGAATAAGAAACGTTTTAAGAGGCGAAGATGACAAAGAAAAAAGATTTGACATATGAACAACATTTTGATACACTATATCAAGATATGATAAATTATGAGGAGCAAGCAAACATGGGTATGATGGATGAAGCCATTAAAGACACTGTAAAAGAAAAAGGTTTTACAAAAACAGATTTAAAGAAACAAGCATTGAAAGCTACATTAAAACAAGTAGGTGGTAGCCATTACAAAGATTGTAAGATACAACCTGTAGAGTTTATTGTAGGTAATGACTTGACTTTTCTTGAAGGTAATATTATAAAATATGTTACTAGACATAGAAGAAAAGGTGAAGGAAGAAAAGATATAGAGAAAGTAATACACTACGCAGAAATGATTTTAGAAATGGAGTACAAAGATGAATAACTATTTACCAACCGAATATCAAAGTTTTATACATCTATCTAGATATTCTAGATGGCTGCCTGATGAAGGCAGAAGAGAGACGTGGATTGAAACAGTATCCAGATTAAGTAATTTTATGCAGATACATTTAAAGAAAAATTTAGGTGTGGAGATAGATAGTGAGACATGGAGAAAGATAGAAGATTATATTATTGGTCTTTCTGTTATGCCTTCTATGAGAGCATTGATGACTGCTGGAACAGCATTGGAAAGAGAGAACATTGCTGGTTATAATTGTTCTTATATTCCTATTGATAATCCAAAAGCATTTGATGAGATACTTTATATTCTTATGAATGGCACAGGCGTAGGTTTTTCTGTTGAAAGACAGTATGCAG